AGTTCTGTTAGGTGCACCCAACGTTCATTTTGATTCTTGGCATCTGAGGTAACTGCAAGAACCTCAATATCAGGAAGAAGAAGTTGTAGACGCTCTGCGACAGCGCCACCGACACCTTGTGAGTCCACACCAATGCGCATACAGTCATAATTGCGCAGGAAGTCAATAATCTGGAAATATTGAGATTCCCATTCCTCGTTGTTAATCTCAAGCCAGTTGAGAATACGGTGCTCATAGAACCCAAATGGGTCTGGATGGTCCCAGTCAACCCAAACGACTGTTACAACCGTGGAGTCATTTGAACGGGCTACGTCAATGCCAACCACAACGGGTGTACGCCACCATTGTTTCACAACATTCATGGAGGCATCGTACATACGGTCTAGGCGCTCTTCAGTAACAAACATACCTTTTTCAAGAATCCAACGGTTGCAATAAGACATCTGGAATTCGTCTGAGTCTTCTCCGATGCGGAGTTTTTCTTTAGAAATGAAGTTAAGGTAGTTCTTGTTGTACTTAGCCGCTACCTTCCAGTCATACTCAAAGTGTTGCTGGCGCTTTGATTTACCACCTACAGACCTACGTTTGTTGTACTGAATCATTTTGTAGAAATAAGATTTGTACCGAGTAGCGGTACCAGTAAGGCAGATAGAACCGTTGTTGAACGCCAGCATGGGCTTGATTGACTTAGCAATCATGGTCTCATCGGCTTCCTGAGCCTCGTCAATAAGGACGAAGTGGTAAGTCTTAGACTCAATCTTTGCCTTAGGGTTACATGTCTGCATACGGCAGAGTGAACCAGCGTTCTTTAAACTAATTAGTTTACCTTTACCACGAGAACCACCAGAGGCTGCTTTGTCATCAATCTCAGGGTCAAGTAAGAACTGAAGTGCATGTTCACTTGTCAGTTTTGTCACAATACGACCAAAGACGGTATCGGCTTGGTCTTCAGTTGGCGCAAATACTCCAACCCAAAACCCTTTGTCAAACTTAGAAAGCCATGTTGGGTAGACCTTTGCCAACTTAGGAAGGATAACCATAAGGGACGCACAGACATTAGAAAGAACTTCTGACTTCCCTGACTGACGGGTTGCAACAACTGTTATTTCTTCACCATCACCAATAACAATGGATTCAATCAAACGGTAAGCAATAGGCACTTGATACGGAAAAAACTCAACGTCACAGAACTCTTCTGTAAAGATAATTAACCTTTTAACTAGGTTGTCAAGAAACTCAGCGGAGGTTTCATCAAGGTCGTCCGCTTGCTCGTATTCTTCAATTTCTGATTCATCAAGTACTGTCACGTATTAAAGCATACACGAAGGGCGAAGTCGGGGGCCCCACACAGGAGGGAAGAAAGTGGGACCCCCTAGAAGACTCGGTGGAAAGGGAACACCGAAATCTTCGTTCTTGTCATATTAGCATTTAGGTAGACCTATTTGTCAATGCTTCTATTAGAAATTTCTTCCCAAAGGTCATTCAAGACATCTAGTGCCTCGTTTACCTGCTCAGGAGATTTGTCTTTGTAACGCCAACCGTCATAAGCCATGCCCACGCTCATCAATGTGGTGTCCATCCATGACAGAAGTGATGGGGTGTCTAACTTCTTAATGCGGGGGTGAAGTTCTTTAGTGGGGGCACTGCGCTTCCAAATCATTACCATGCTCCGATTTCTGTAGGGGCTGTGTCCATCAACCTACCACCAACAACAGACAGTTCACCATCTAAAGAGTTTATGTAATGCTGTTTATGGCAGATACCAATTTGAAAAGTGCGCTTCCACAAGTTTAAATGAAGACCTGTACCTACACGCCATGGTTCATCAATCTGCCTCATAAAACCAATACTTGCAATGCGTGTGCCTTTAGGGACATAGTCACGAGTAATCCAGTAAACAGGACCAACAACTTGCAGAGTATTGAGTGTGTCTTTTAAGACAATGCGCCCAAATGTATTAGCGGTAATGACACAAAGCCAAATACCTTGAGAACCCCAAAGAATGAATGCTACGGGTGATAGTAGGAATGATGCAACAAAAAGGCTCAGTGAGCCATAACCAATTAACTTTTTCATATTATTTACAAATCAGAACAAAATCTTCCATACTCTTCACTGCTAGGTGAAACTCTTGAATAGCCATAAGACTCTAGAGGGTTGTTAATAAAACGCCCTTTTGAGTTTGCACCACGAAAAGATTCGTAGATAGCAACAGGTACATTAGTATACTTATAGGTTGCATCGCCACCCTGTTGTTTAGAAGGGCGAGCAAACTTTACATAGACAGTACCAGAATTGATTACTTTACGACCCAACAATTGGTCAGTACTCCTAGAACCTGGTACAAACTTATGGGCAACTACACGAGTACTCTTGCTTGGACCACGACCATAGTTTTCAGGTTTGTTTGCAAGAGGTGTTACTTGGTAAGCACCAAATGTACGAGATTCTATTTGTTGTTCGTACTGTTGTTGTTCTTCTTCAGATATCTCTTCGCCACGGGCTTCACGCAAACGGCGTTGTTTAAGAAGTTCACCAACTTCACGTTGACGTTTATTTTCTTCTCGTTGAGCGGCATAGTATCCGCCAAAGTTATCTGCCATACGGCTATTTTACCTTACTCAGGCTTAGGGAGTGCCCGCCACGCTGCTTCAAATTTTGCAGCATCTTTTGCCATTTCAGGAGATAATTCTAAATGCAACCACTTGCCCCCGAATGAACCAGCATTATCGTCAACGGTAAATAATTTTATGCCTTTAGAATTTTCGCCTCTTGAGCAACGGAAGCCTCTTCCATAGCCAGGTTTCCCATCTTTGACATCTTTGTCAAAGGCGTAGTCATGGATTTCTTCAATACCAAGTTCTAAAGTATATTTAATAAACCAGTCCCACATGGCAACGCCAACCTTGCGGTCGTCATACCCGATGTCTACAGCGGCTCCAGTAGCATGAACACTTAAATACTTTTCCATGCCAGGGTCACCAATTTTCTTACCCTCGGTCTTAGAATTTCTCATCAATCGGGGGGAATAAATCCCCAAATTCTTGGTTTTCCACCTAGCCGCACAAAGCGCAGCCAATTTTTCTGTACCAGGCTGTGCCTTTTTTCCGTCAAAACTGGGGTAATAAGAGTATTTTCTTGTCATAGTTATAGTTTACCTTATATGTCTGTGCGTAACCAAAACACATTGGTTAAGTTAGTGTCATCTGACGTAACTACTATTTGGTCTCCAGCGGTAGGAACACTCCAAACACCACTATGTGCTTTTCGGGCAATATAAGAGATTGTTACTTCAGAGTCAGCGCCCAGCAATGCTGGAATCTTCACACGAATCTCTCCAGTTGTTGAACTGGAGTAAGTAACTAGTGCTCTATAAATTGGGTGTGAACTGTGCATTTACTCTTCTGTATCGGGCATTGCACCCATAGGGACTGCTTGCAGTTTCTGTAATGCTGCCTTGTAAGCAATGTTTTCAAGGGTAAGGCGCTTTACTTCTTCAAGTAGACCGTTGATAAGGTCATCAGTTTGTAGTTCCATTTAGGGTTCCTTCTTTAAGTTCATAGAATCCTTTGCCCCAAAGGGACAAAAGACGGTTGAAGTATCTATCATACAGCAAAGCATTGACATCTAGCCCAAAGCGGTTAACTGCATACTCTCTAATGGCTTTGCGGTCAAGGCTTGGAGCCTTTTCAGCAGCCTCAATAAATTCTTGTAATGTCCGACAACGAAAACCAGTGACCCCTTGAACTACATTTTCAGGAAAAGCGCCCCAGTCTGTGGTTATTACAGGGGTACCACATGCCATTGCTTCAGCCATAACTAATCCAAATGGTTCTGTGTAAATAGTAGGTACAAAAGAGGCTATTGCGCCACCCATTAGTTTGGCTCGTTCTTCTGTACCTACAACGCCCACGTACTCACCATAATCAGGTATTGTGCCGTGCCCAGCCACTATCAAACGTTTTCCTAGGTGTCTACAGACATCTACCGCTACTTGGTAGCCTTTACGGTCAATTAACCGTCCCATGAAAAAGTAGTAGTCATCAGGAGTTTCTCTAAAGGGGAAATCTTTAATGTCCACGTGACCTGGGATTACATCATCAAAGAATTGACCATCTACATCGTTAGGGTTAGTTACTGCTGCTCCGTAACAAACATGCATCCAAGCGTAGGATTCAAACACTTTGTATTTGGCAAAGGTTCCACCATAACCAACTTCAAACTCTACGGTCATATGATTAGGAAAGGCATCAGCAATTACTTTGTGTGCTCGTCCACCAATTACACAAATAAAGTCTTTAGGTTGTATTCGCTTAGTCATTTCTTCAATGGCTGTGTTGTTGAACTTCACCCAATGAGGCAGAGCGTAATCAAAAGACGCAAGGGAGTAGTGCTTGCCCTCTAGGGAGTCAAGGCGCTCCTGCTCGGAAATGCACATGATGTTCTCGTCACAAGGCGCATCGGTGAATTCCCCACCGTAAAGAAAAACCTCATGGTTGAGGGATTTCATCATGATTGCAAATTTACGAACATTCTCAGTAAAAGCGCAAGCCGTGAAATCTAAGGTCGTATTAGCGTGGGGTAACCCAACTACATGAAATCTCATGTTGGAATACTATCAGGGTTGTTGGTTGGTTTCCAGTTGAACAATACGGGCTTCTAGTTCTTGTACCGATTTAACAAGCATTGCAATAACGGCATTTGGTTTCCACATACTTGGTATTAATTCGCCGTTCGGGTTGTCTATTACCTGCCCGTTTGCGTCAGTAGTTTTGGTTTTTTCATAAAACACAAGTTCTGCTGATGTTTCAAATACTTCTTCAGCAATAAACCCAATGTCTCGGAAAGAACTATTTATTTGTTTTTCAAAATCATCATCTGATTCTCTTTCGTTCCATTTAAAATACCTTGGACGCAGGCTAGAGATAGCAGACAAACCGTCTTGCACATCTTCAATACTGTTTTTGTATTCTCGTTTAGATGCTGTTTGACGCAATGCGCCATTGTTGACACGAACAAACGGAGTACCGTTTCCGTAGTCAGAAGTGTAACTACCAATAGTTGGAACCTCTATGTTTGCAAAAGTAACACCGTTATATGTGTTGAGGTCTTGGTTTGCCCCAGGACCAGCAGGTCCTTGAGCACCTTGAGCACCTTGAGCACCTTGAAACAAACCTTGAGCTCCTGTATCACCTTGAGCTCCTTGAGCCCCTGTATGTCCTTGTCCCCCTGATACACCACCTTGAGCTCCTTGAGGACCTTGAACTCCTTGAGCTCCTTGAGAACCTTGAGCACCTGTATTCGCACCCTGAGCCCCTTGAGCTCCCT